ATAAATACATATGTGCCTACAGCAACTAATACAGCTGGTACACAGAGACTGGCTGACGGATCACAGATCATGGGAGCAATTAGAGGTAGAGATGCAATCTATGTTTGGACAGATACAGCATTGTTCACTCAACGTTTTGTTGGTCAACCGTTTACTTTTGCTTTTGCACAAGTTGGAACTAACTGTGGACTTGCAGGACAGAATGCATGTGTAGAAGTTGATGGTGCTGCGTATTGGATGTCAGAAAATGGTTTCTTTAGATATGCCGGTAGGT